TCAGTCATCCAATCCCAAATCAAATCCGCCACCTACGAACTGGCACGAGCACTAGCCAACGACACCGACGCCATTACCAACACCGAAAGCGACCCTGACGAGCTGTACCAGGAAGTCACCCTTGGCGATCTCAAAGTCCGCTACAAGGACAGCAAAGTCGAGAACCCCATCAACAACATCTTCGACGTCTACCCCTGGCTCCAGTCATATCTTGGAGCGTATTGCGCAGGCGGCGTCGGCGGCTACCAACTGCGCGTCTTTAGGGGTTAATTATGAGCCTCGTTGACTCTACATTCGCCTCAATTCCCGCCCAACTTTTGGCCGACTGGGGCCAAAACATCACCTACCTAAAGGCGAACGCCAGCCCCACCTATAACGCCACCACAGGTGTTGTTTCTGGAGCCGACACGAGTTTGACCGTCCGTGCCCTGATCTTCGAGGCCAAACCGGAAGAATTTGAGGGTAACTACCAAACCACAGATCTCAAAGTCATCATCGGCAACGCCGAGCTTGGAACATACGTACCAAGCACCCGCGACCGCATCCAATACAGCCAGAACGGCAGCACAAAAACAGGCCGCATCATCATGTGCAAAACATCACGCGGCGAAAACCCTGTAGTCCACTCCATTCTGTTGAGGCCCCAATAATGGCCCGCAACGGCATCTGGAATCTCGTAAAAGAACTGGACCGTGTTGCTGCAACGACGGTTTACAACGGACCAAAACGCGCTGCCGAAAGAATTGTCCGCGACCTACAAACACGTGGCCCCGCCTGGACGGGTAGCTTTTCTAATTCGTGGCAAATTGCCACTCCAGCAGGAATCAAAGGTGGCACTGGAGCCGCCGGAAAACCTCAACCTGTGTACGCTCCTGTTTTAAGCGGTCAACAAGTAACCCGCTCGATCCTCACTAAGGACAAAGTTGTATTTACGATCAGCAACTTTTCGCCTTACGCAGATATTGCAACAGATATGTCTCCAGGTACATTTATTAACCCTGGCACAGAACCCATCAAACCAGTCGAGAAAACGGGTCGCCGCCAAAAAGGTATTCGTGGCTTGCTTACCGGCCAAGGCGGTAACCAGCGCACCGCTCCGATGGACTGGTTCAGTATCTACTTGAAAGCCGGTGCTATTGATAAAGCAATCCAAGTTGCCATGGAGACACGATGAACTACCAAGCTGTCCGTGCTGTTTTTGAAGCTCCGCTGCTGTCGGCGTACAACAATTTGTCGCCGGCGGTTCCGGTGTACTTCGACAACGTGATGAACGACGACGCAGACAGCGCCGAAGAGTTCGTCCACGTCAACATCCAATTCGGTCTTACCACCGAGCTGGCACTCACCACAAATCCCGACAATATCCGTGGTGTGATTGTTATCCGCACGTACACCCCAAAAGATCGCGGTCCCGCCCGCAACCAAACACTGGTCGACGTCGCCACCACCGTCATCCAGACAATAAACGCCACGCCAAAACCGCCAACCGGCGTCTATGCCCGCACCGGCTCCATCGAAGGCCCCACATTCAGCCCCAGCTTCGGTGGGACAACACCGGACCAACAATCCCGTCGCGCATTTACACCCTTCTTTATTTCACGAATCGAGGCAGGATTCCAAGCACAAGTTCTCTCTTAATGCTGAACTGCACTGGAGCTAACCTGTATTAAGCCGGGCTGTGCCCGCAACAATGTCCACCCATAGGTAACCACCGATGGCCACCGTTCTGTCGGGCACCTCCGGCGCCCTTTACTACACCCCTGCCGGTACTTCCGTCACCACCCTTGCTGCGGGCGCTTTCCCCAGCACTGGTGCCAACATCACTGTCGGCTCCTACCTGGGCTTCAAGGTCAACGATCCTGTGACCCTGGCCTACCCCGTAGGTGCCGTGACCACCAACGCAATTCCCGCTGGTCCGTACTTCGTGAAGACGTACGTGGCCGCCACCGGAATTATGACTCTCAGCTCCACCGCAGGTGGCAGCGCCGTGACCGCAACCGCTGCACCCAGCGGCTTTGGCGCTGCTTTCGCCAGCATCACCTACACCGCCCCCGCCTCGGTCGGCTCTGTACGTGAGTGGAGCTTCGAGATCACCCGCTCGGAAATCGACGTCACCACCATCGGCCAGGAAGCCGGTCAGTACGCACCTTTCCGCAGCTACATCACCGGCTTCGCCGACGGCTCCGGTTCCGCCACGGTGTACACCACCGATGACGACACCAACCTGTCCAGCCGAATGATCGAGGACGTCATCCAAGCCACCCAGGCTGGAGCGACGATGAAGCTCTATATCGACCGAATTGTGGCTTCTGGCACGGTGAACGACACCACCAGCCGCTCGATCACCGTTCCTGTGATTCTGACTTCGGCCAGCCTCACCGTGAACCCGGACGACGGCCAGAGCGTAGAAATCGCCTTCCGCCCCAGCTCCGCCCCCACTTTCGACCTCTCGAAGTCCTGATAGTCTGCTACAGCAGTCAGTTCAGCAACCCCCAGCTCCTAACCGGGCTGGGGTTTTTCTTTTCTACTCCGCTACACTATTGCGGTAACAGGCTGCAAGTTTTATGCCCGCCGCAACTGCATTGAGTGCCCTGGATCGTCTGCGCAAAGCAGCCAATCTGGAGCCAGTAAAGAAGGAAGTCGAGCTTAGTGATGGGTCTATATTTGAGATGTGGGTTGCCCCGCTGACGATGGCCGAGCGCGAACGCGCCCAGAAACAGGCCAAGTCCGACGACGCCACCGCCTTCGCACTCCAGCTGCTGATCAACAAGGCATGTGACGAGAACGGTGCCAAGCTGTTTAAGCCCGGCGAGATCGACGTGCTGAAGAACGAAGTCAAGGACAAGGATCTCCAGTCTCTGATGCTGGCGATTTTGACCGACAACTCGGAAGAGATCGACACCAAAAGCGCTTGAGGCAGAGCTTAAAAAGGACGGCTACGTCAGGATCCAGTTTTTTATCGCCGAAAAACTGGGCTACACGCTGTCCGAACTCCGCCACAAGATGACGGACGCCGAGTTGATGGGCTGGTACGTCTACTTCAAGATCCAGGCAGACGAGGAAAAAGAGGCCTACGACAAAGCCAAACGCCGCCGCTAGTCGGCGGCTTTTTTGCCGGATAGACTGCTAGACAGAACAAGTTGTGCAGCAGTGGCCTATCAAGCCGACATCCTGATCAACGTAAAGGGATTTCAGGATCTCGGCCGCATCCAAAAAGCGCTTGAAGGAACAGCACAAAAAATTGATGCTGTTAATAGGGCCGCTGCAGAAATGGGTGCCCCAGTGCGCAATATCGACAGGTTTACACGGCAATTACAGCAAGCAGAAAAAGCTTTAGAAAATGTTGCTATTGGCTCGGTACAAGAGCAACGAGCTATTAGCAACTATGTAACGGCATTAAATAATTCTAACGTTGCAAGAGATCGTCAAAACAAACTAATTCAAAGTGAAGTAGCAGCACGCAACTCCAGCACAAACGCTATACGCGCAAATGTAGAAGCGAATATCGCCGAAAGTAGAGCAAGTCGTGCAGCAAGGGAAGAGGCTGCTGCTCTTAATAAAGAGCTGGTGCAACAAGAACGTCTGCGGCGAAAACTTGCGGAACGCGGCTTAATGCAGCTTTCTGGCGGCGGCGTAGCGAAAGGTGTTTCAGACGCCGGCTTTGGTGTTCAAGGCCCCGCTCGTCCTCCGGCCGCTGGCGGGATGCAGGGCTTTCTACAAAAACCAGGGATCGCAGATGCCATTATCGGCGCCGGCTTCCCTGCGCTGTTTGGCGGTGGCCCTGGCGCAATTCTCGGCGGCGGTGCTGGCGGCTTAATTGGCGGCGCTATGGGCGGCACCATGGGAATGGCGCTGAGTATCGGTCTTTCTGCAGTAGGACAGAAAATAGACGAAGCAGTCCAAAAAGTAAAACAGTTAGGAGATGCACTAAACCTGCTTAATGTCGATAAACTACGTGATACATTTGTCGTTGTTAATGCAGAACTAGAAACTACAGTACGTCGCTTACTTGAAGCAGGTGATGCAGAGGCAGCTCGTGCGGCTATGGCCACAGAAGTAGCCGCTCAAACCGGAGCCCTTGGAACTGCTATCCAAGACTCTGGTAACGCTACAAACATGCTTACCAGCACGTGGAATGAATTCACCGGAGCAGTTTCATCACTACTTTCAATGCTTGCGGCGCCGTTTACCGCAGCTTTAGCTGGAGTAGTAAAAATACTAGGTATGGCAGTAAAAGGTGTAAACGTAATTGTATCTGTTGTAGGGGGCGCACTCAAAAGCGGTGTATCCGCAATAATCGGACTGCTCCCAGGTGGCAAGCAGTTACTACAGAACATCGAAACTGCTGTACGCGGAACAAACGAAGAACAGGAAAAACTTAAAGCGGCTTTGATCGAAACGACAGATGCTGCCCATAGGCAGTTAATGACCTCAATAAAGCTGGAGCAGATTGACAAGCAACGCACACACGTCGTAACTACACTAGGTAAGTTAATCAATAATGAAGCGGATAGACAGGCTAAAATTGTACAAATACGAGCTAACGCAGAGAATAAAATTATAGAGTTACGTTTAAAGTACGGAACACTTACAGACGCACAATCCAAAAAAGAGCTTGAAATAGCTATTCAACAGATACAAGCTCAAGCTGCCCTTGAAACAAAAGAAGCCAACCGCGCAGCTCTTCGCCAGCGCTTGGTTATTCTCAACCAACAGCTCGTAGATCAAGATCGTTTAGCTATACAAACAGCAGCAAATAAAGCGCAGGTAGAACTAACACGATTACAAACAAACGCTCAAATACTAAATATTCAAACTCAAGAACTGCAGCAGCGTCAACAATTTGCTATGAGTCTAAATGAAGAGTCAGCGATAATTGATAGTATAGCACAAAAAAAGATAGAAACTGCTAATGCTGCATACGAAATAGCCGCTAAAGAGCAGCAAACAAAAGTAAATACCTTAGCGCTTGAGGTGTCTCTTGTTGAAGCTGCGTATAAGCGAGGTTTTGCTACAGAAACTCAAGTAGCTACCGCAAAAGATAATTTGACTACGGCTAAAGCTACTGCCGACGAGTTACTGCGAGGTGCTGCAGCAATACGCGAACAAGCTGCTGCCTCTGCGGACCTGGAACGGCGCCAACAGCTTGTAGCGGCTTTTGCCAAAGAAGCCGCCTACCAAACAGAGAGGTTTAACTACGCTGCTCAACAAAGCGCCAATGCTATCAGTAATACGTCAAAAGTAGCAGACGCGCTAGTTCAAGCACAACAAACAATTAACAACATCGAAATCCAGAGTCTACAAAATAAACTACAGCAGGCAGCAACAGATACTGAGAGAGAGATCATACTTAGTAACATTCGTCAACTGGAAATAAATAATGCACGCTTAATTCTATATGGCACTTACACACAAATTAAGGCTGAGCTGGAGCGGCAGCGTATTGCAGTAGCAATGGCCGAAGTTAAAGTAAAAGAGCTTGAAGCTGTTGTACGCCTTGCTGCAGCGCAAAAAGTTCTTACCCTAGACCACATCCGCGCATTAGAAGCACAACGATCTGCTTTAGTTATTGCCCAACAAAATTACTCTACAAGCCAGGCAGTAGCCAACGAGCAGTATCGCGCTGCCGACGCGGTTTACAACGCCGCCGTCAACGCTGCCAACCTCAAGATGAACCTTGAGGGTAGCGCCGCCGCCGCTGGAGCAATCGCCGGCTCTATGGAACGCGCCGCATCAGCATCTGGTGCTGCCGGAGGTAGAGGATTCAGCCTTGGTCTTGGTGCTGCAGGCAGTAACGCCTTCTTTATGAAGAGCTTCCAAGATGAAATTAAGGCGCTGAATAAACGCTCCAGAGGAATGGGTATGAACGCTGTGCAAAACGCCTACAGCGCCATCCTCGCAAAATATCAAGAACTTGCCCAAAGTTACAACCAACGTGTAGCCCAAGAGAATCTGGCTAGCGCAAGGGAAGAGTTTTATGCCGGTGCGTCTCCACGTGAATCGGCAATGCAGCGCTTTACAGCCAGTACACCTACGCAAACAACCATGGGAGGTGGTGTAAGCCCACAAGTCAGCATTACCACCGGCCCTGTTATGCAGATGGACGGCACGAATTACGTTACGCAGCGTGATCTTGTATCGGCCACTGGAGCTGCAGCTAGACAGGGTGCGAATATGGCACTACAAATGCTGCAGAACAACCCCGCCGCCCGCCGCCGCACGGGGGTCACCCAGTAATGACGACCTACAGCCCCCAGGTCTACCTCCAGATCGACAACATAACCTCAGGCAGCCCGGTCTTAGTAGCCCGCTACCAAAACTTCAACGTCAACCAGTCCGTCACATACAACTCGAACAGCTACAGCTACGCTCCATTCGACGTATCCGACATGGTGCAACAGCGCTCTGCCGGCAAACTATCCGTAACTCTGACCTTCCCTGGCACGCCCACTTTCGTGGACCTACTGGAAAACGCGGTAGTCAACTACAGGTACAAGTTCTCCTTTGATTTCACCGCAGCCGAGATCCTGCCCTCGATCTTTACGACTGTGACTGGGATAGCCGAAAATGGTTCCAGTGACTTTTCCGGCGTCAGTATTGTGATTTCGGACGGTATCGACACAACAGAAGCTCAGATCCCACCCCGCAAGATCACCTACGACATGGTGCCGTTCGAGTAATGAGCATTATTAACCGCCAAGCGGCAACCCGCGCCAACACCACAGCACTCCGCAAAGACGAGCTGGGCAGCATCGTCCGCCGCCCCACACTGGAACTGGAAACGCCGCTAAAGCCCGCAGAAGTCGGACAGACAATCCCGATTGTCTTCTGTAAACGGTCCGGCGGTGTCGGTGGCGCATGGATCACTCCGCCACTGGTGCGAACCGGGCTACAGAATCTCAACGAAAACGCAATTTTTAACCATGCGTTCCTTTTAAGCGACGGACAAATAACCTCCCCAATAGCAGATTTTGAGACCGATATTTTGATTGGATGGTATCCATTCGGAGGCTATCCAGGACTTGGCGAGTTTATTACAAATAGAGAAGAGGAGGTAACTTACGGAGCACTACCCGTAACATACAATGTCTATACATACAATGTTACGCAATACTTTGACTTTGAAATAAACAACTATTACACAACACCTATCGCTGCCGGAGGTAATGCCTACAACCACAACATTGGCTTAGTTAGTAGCGAGACAGGAACAGGAACAATTACAATTACATCAAGCTCACCCTTCTGCACAAGTTTAGGCTGGAACACTACTATTTTAGGTGGAGACGCGTTCGAGGTTTACTACGATCAAACCTCCGTTTCTTCAGGTATTGTTTCTAGGTTATCAAGCAGTATTGCTACTGTAACGTGGGATTACTCTTTTGCTGACGATACAGGAGTTCTATCCAGCGGAAGCACTTTTGTAGGGCACACACAAATACGAACTGCATCAGTTTTGCTGACTCCTTTAACAGTTACACTTAGTGCCCCTGAATATAACCCTGTAGATTTTAATGATGGCGCCATCCTTACCTTCGGTAATTTTTCTGTAGTAGACCAGCAAGTTTTTGATATTAGCGAAATTATTCGCAAACCGTTTATCATCCCAGATCCTCTTAATTTATCTCTCGTGTACAGGGAAAATACAACGGGAGACTTCACTGGCATGACCATCCTGGGTCTGCGCGGATACCACGAAATGATCGACAAAGCCGATCCGATAAACGCGGGGCTTACGGATGACCTAGTTGATCAAATAAACAACTTGCACAATGCGCAAGCCTCTATTTTTTGCTCAAACGGTATTAATGTCTACAACTTACTTACTACAACAACAGGTCCAAGCAGTAACTATGCCGACCTTGTTTACCATTTAGGCCTTGAATACGCAGAAACGATTTCAATGGATATCACGTTCCTAACTGCAGCGGCAAACTTCACCAGCGCAAATTCTTTGTTCTTCAATGGCGCACTTGTCGATGCGGTCAACTACAAGGAGTGGATTGAATCAACCGCAGGCTTTTTTCTGCTAGTTCCCCTCAACCTTGAATCGCGCATCGGCCTACGCCCGGCTTTACCTGTAACTGGAGCGCACGCAATCAACACAGGCGT